GTTGTATTGTTTATCGGGTCTGTTCAAAGAAAACCCTCTGTATCCTCTGTTTTTGAAATGGTATAACAATCGAGGCTTATTATTTTCAATTAGAATAGGCATACCATAAAACACACAAGCCATAAGAACATCTTCAAAAAATATCTCTGCGGTTTGTGGTCTTGCTATGTATTCTAAGAAAAATTCGTTTGAAGGAGCTTCGTCCATATTGAACTTAGTCAATCCGTGAAGAGACCCATTAGACCCTCTACCACCTACTACAGCTGAAATATCATAAGGGTCGCAACCAAATGACCCAATATGGTCGTTTCCGGGGTGCTTTACTCCATTTCTTATATGGACATTATTTTGAAGGTGCTTTGCAGGTGTCCAACTTACTAAGAATCTACCTCTTTGGTCAGGGGTAAATATAACCTTAGTATCTTTCATACCATCTTGCCAATGAAAAGAACCTCTTGTTAGATAGTGCTCTTTAATCAAGCTATCGTTGTAGTCTATTTGTTGATATATCTTTGTAAGATTAAATAAAGATTGTTTGCTCTCATCTCTAAATGCGTGCGAAGTAGTTCTTGGGAACTGACGATAAAACTCATTCAAAGCATCAGCATCATTCTTTAATGATTCAACTTCTGCTTCCCAATAGTCTATGGCACCATTCTTAATCCAACCACCATCAACCCCCATTATAGGCTCCTTTGGCTTGTAAAATACAGGCATACCATATCTGTCAATAAATCCTTCCATATTCCATTCCATAGGAATAAACAATGAATACAATCCTGACTTAGTCTGTCCATTGGCATTCCTAATTACAACATTAGAATCCTCGTACATATCTTTGTAGTTTTGACCTCCCTTTGATAAAGCATTTGAGGTAGAACCCATCATACACTTTCCAATGATTTTAGAACCTAATCGTAAACAGGTTTTTGTTACACGCCAATTCTCTTTGATGTTGTTAGGTTTAGTCCACTTCCCGGATTCATCGTGAGCCAAGAACAATAGTTTTTCTCCGTCATAAGAGTTGTCTTCTGTGTTTTTCCAATCTATTGATGTGTCCAATCCTTCGATAATCTCAGCCTCAGAATCATACATATTTTTTTTAGTAATCTTAGCTGCCGGAACACGGAACGCCAATTCAGTCTTTGGTTTATCCATACCGTCCATAATTGGCTTGAAGAAAAATGGAAGTCTACTATTAATTGGAACTACTTTATCAGTAAACATCTTTTTAGCATCGGCTCCTGTTTTGGATAGTATTCCAATACGAGAATCTCGTGCAAGAGTTCCTATGTTTACAGCTTCAGATGAAGACATAAAAGAGAATCCTGAACGTCTGATTTTAAGATAAATCATTCCGAAACATCTCTCGTCTGCCTTGCACGCTTCCCAAAATAACCAATAGATTCTATTTGCTTCACGAAAGTCAGGATAACCAACATCAATACTTGACCATTGAAGATACATATAATGAGAACCTGTTACATAAGTTTTGATTCCATTGTTCATAAACCAAACTCCTTGTTCTCTGCGGTCAAACTCTTGCTCAATGTAATCTACCCATCTGTTTTTAAATTCAGCAGGCATCTCATTCCATTGGAATATTGATTGTATTCTTTCTAATGATTTAGGTAGTGGCTGTCTTTCCCAATACTGCTCAGGTTTACTTGTGTGTCTTTGAAGACACTTATCGGGAGTTGGAGGTATAGCAATATGGAGACCCGATATATTTATCACATCTCCAATCTGTCCTGTCTTTGATATTACAACAACATCGTATTGGTCATTATAACCATACTGCCAAGACTTATTTCTGTTTTTATTAGAAATAACAGCCTTCGGTATGTAATCATTGACTACAGAATATAAACTATTTAGACCTTCTTTCAGCAAATCCTTGTCTTGTATCAGTTCTACTTCCTCCTTTTTCAGATAATTCAATGCTTTCCTTTTCAGCTTCAATTCTATTTAGAATCTCAAACGCATCGAATATAGCTAATTTTTTTGTTGCTGCTGCATTTTTTAGCTTATCAGCAGCCAAGTCATCTCCTTCGCTATTTGGGTCCAATATGGAGTCCTCAGCGACCTTGATTAGTTCTTCTACAGCTTTATGTCCTGCTGCTATTATTTTCAGCTTTATGTCTTTTGTACTCATATACTATTTGTAAAACATTACATAAACCATTCTTCCTTCTTTCCACCCTGTGTTTGGATACTTACTATGAAAATAATTCGATGGATACATAACTGCTCTATTAGGTCTATAACCAACTACAGAATGTAAATCCCAATTATCTAAAACATTAGCTTCTTCTAAAAGAAATCTATTAGCTTCCTCATCAGAAGTATCTAAAGGCATTTCATACCCTACTTCTTTATGTTTCCAAAAGGCAGTACCGTGAAGTCCTTCTTTTGTTGATTCAGATATATACAATACTAAAGCTCTTTCCGGTCTAATGTCCCCTACTTTTGAATCAGCGTGTATTCTCCAATCAGTATCTAAATCCTCTGTAGCAACTCTAAAGAACGCCAATAAAGACTCTCTTTTTACTCCGTCTATTTCGCTTAACTTGTCAAGAACTAAGCTATCAAATTCCTCATTAGTGTATTGGACCCAAAAGGGTTTATCTCCAACTTCTACTCTGACAAATTCATTCTCAGATAAATGTTTATAAACAGATTCATAAATCTCTTCTTCTAAAAAATTATCTACAACATTTATCATATCTTCATAGTTATTTGATGGTCATACATTCTATATAACTTTTCTCCGTCCACAGTAAATTCATATTCACTGTCAGGTTTAAAGCATATCGTATCTCCTGAATTAACTCCTTGACTTAGTAAGTAATCATTTGGGTAAATCATTTTACCCATTAATGGTTCTTCGTTAAATGGTTTCTTGATATATGATTCAATTGCAGCAATTGGCTTCACGAAACAATATCTGTCATAAGAAAACCACTTATCCCCTTTCTTATACATAAAGAATTGGTCGGTCTCAATAAAGAACAAATCATCTTTAAAGAAACTTTTCCCGCTTTTTTGACGACCACGCATATCATTATAATACTTAAAAGCGTTATGATGAACAAGCAGTGTGTCTCCTATTTCTATAGGACCGGTATAGCCTAATGGAGTTTCGACAACTTCAGCATAGCGGTTTGAGAATTTATGGTCTTCTTCCGAAGTACTTACAATAAATTCAATTCCCGCTATGTCTTTTGTGTTGTCATATCTTTTTCCATTTTTAGGCTTTGCAATAAAGTAAAATGGAGATTTCATTAAAAATTTATATTATATTCGATTGATATTGGTATTTGAGAATTAAATTCTTTCCACAAAACTACTTCCTCTTTTACATTTATAATGTAAATTTTGAAAGAGTTTCGTCTTTCATCAAACCTAATAAGATGTATTTCATTAGTATCTCCAAGCACTTTTTGACCAACAAGATAGTGCATAGCATTGCTCTTGTAGTCAGCACCTATTGATATTTTTCTAATGTCCATCTTAATCCTCTTTTACTAAATAATCATAAAGGAATACAATCTGAGGATTATTTAATCCTCTTGTATAAATAATGAAATCTTCTTCATCAATCTTATTAAGATACTCTACACTATACTCGAAGCTATTAAGTTCGGCTAATGCTTGATTGATTTTTTCTTTTGCAGGATTATCGCTCCATTCAAAATAAGTGGTTCCATCTTTTTCTACTTGTTCAACATCAAATCGTGTAAACAATTCTTTTTGTTCTTCAAAGTATTTCTTGATGCAAGAATGAACAGACTTTGTAAGTCTTATTCCTGTAATGATTGTAGAAGGACTTTTTAAATCCTTATCATTCTGACATTGGCTTAAAAGTTCAGCCAATATGTTTAACTCGTTAATTGTTAATTTTTTCATTTGATTTAATTTTTATTTTACAAATATATAAAAAAAAGCGAGATTATTTATAAACCTCGCTTTTCTATTACTTTGCAGCATCTTCAAAGTCTTTTTTCTGAGCAGCTGATAAAGCACCTGAGAACCAATCCTTACCTAACATAATAGTTAAATGTTCTTTGTTTCTACTTACTGTTGCTAATTGCTCTTCGTCTAAATTTGATTCAGAAGACAATGTTTTTATCAATTCAACTGAATCATAAGCAGCTGATATTGATTGTTCGATTTGTTCTTGTGTTAAATTTTCCATTTTTTTTTAAATTATGTTTACGATTCCTGAATTATTCCATAAGTCTC